CCATTGATGCAAGACCTGTGAAAGCGCGTCTTTTTGGCCTTGCGTGCGATTGTCGACCGGGTTGCCTCTGCTGTCTACGCCGCCGATGTAGCTGACGTGAACGCTTAGCGAATTGTAGCCAGCGACGCCGTTGCAGATGGCTTCATCATCAGCAAGCGTGATGACTTCGCCGTTTGGTTTTACGACCTTATGATAGCCCGGTGACTTCCATTTCAGATTGGTGCGCCAGTAGTTTTGGATTGATTCAATCGTCGTTGATTGAGGTGTCGCCGTGCAGTGGACGACGAGGTATTTGATGCTTCTCATATGGTTGCAAAATTAAACTTTGCGTTGCGGCGCACAGCTTCGTCGAGGTGGCTTTTGAGTAGGTCGCGATCGCACTTGGGGTTGTCCCAGTGCAGGTCGCTTATCAGCAGGAACTCCGCCTCCTTCCCCTCGCAGTCAAACGTGTGGACGTTGACTGCGTGTCGGGTTACCTTCATGTTAGTTGTTTGGTGTCGACTTGAGCAGCTTCATTATCCGAACTTCCAGCACCTCGGTTATCTTCACCCCGCTGAAGCCCACGATAAACGCCAAGCCGTACTCGATGTTTGGCGCTTGTATGTTCAGCACTCCAATCAGTACCGGTGCGATGTAGGTTGCGGATAGCGTGCCGCTAAGAACGGCGATTAGCTGCATCTTCCAATTCTTCTGCCGGGGAAGGAGCAGGAGTGAGCCAAAAAAGCCCGCAAGCGTCAAGCCCAGATTGATGCCTATGCTTTTGAGAAAGTCTATCATTTGTTTGCGTTGTAGTCAGTTGTGTATTGCTCCTCCCAGCCTGCGAAGCAGTGTACCCCTATTGGCTCAGGCCAAACCTGATGACGTTTCCAGTGTTGAGGTTCGTCATTGTCCCAAAGAATATCGACGCAATACGCATTTGGGTTTGTGTCGTTAATGTGGCCAAGTTCAACGCATAAATGCGATGCAGGCTCTATATCGTGAATACTACGAAAGTCAGCGTAAACGTCAAACTCGTATTTTCTGAATGTAGCCATTACGTTAGTCGGGTGATTGATTCGAGTTGGTCGTTAGATAGCCGCGTGGTGTAGAGTGCTGCGGCGCGGATGCGGTCGTTGAGTTGGCCTGTGGAAAAAACACTTGCTCCCAAATAAACAGCACTCATATTTGAAGGCACACCCCTTGATGCGGTTGATGGATTGTAAGCCACACCATTCACGGCAAAACAATAATCGTTTGCCTTGTATCCTAAAGCTATTTTGTAAACGCCTCCTGTTGATGGTATTGCTGGTATAGTAGCATTGTAGTCTACATTTAATCCGCCTACTCGAATGAGTGCGTAAATACCTGTAGAGGAGTCAAAGGAAATTTGTATTCTATCATTAGTTGAACCTAATGAAATCACAGTATTAGCGTTTATTCTGCTAAACACCACCTCCGCATAAAGTGTCCCCTCCGCCTGCCCAATCAGCCCGCTCACAAGCGCCCCTGATGCGCTGATATTATCTGCGTTGCGGGTGACGGCTGCCGTTGTTGTGGGGATAAAACTCGTAGGAGCTGCACCGAGTTCAATCTGCGGGGCAGCAAAGCCGATGCCTAAACCGACATCGGGATTAGATTGTGTTGATACGCTTCCAACGGGCGCTAAAGCCAAAGTTGTGAGTGTACCACTTGCCGTCATTGTAAAGGTTTCGCTGCACCTATACACATCCGTACCCCATTGTTCAACTCTCCTAATTCGGTTTGTCGTGCCTGCGGTATTGTAGATTGAGCCGCTACTGAAAGAGCCACTTACATTAAATCCTGCCGCAAGGTCGCCCGACGCCGCCCCTGTTATTGTTGCATAATAGCCGCCAATCGTGTGCGTTCCTGTTTTTTTTAAGAAAAAACTTATAGTGTAAGTGCTTCCGCTTGCAAGAGCCACATTGTTGCTTAATCGCCTTATTACGCCCGAATTTGTTCCCAAACCACCACCACTCACCGCAACGTTTATGTTGTTGCCTGATACCCCAATGACATCAATCGCACCGCTTGACAGGTTTGCGCCAAGCGTCCAGCTTGTTGTGGTATTATTCGAGTTCAATATACCATTCGTCCCACTCGCCTCAACCAACAGCGCAGGGCAACCGCCTCCAATCGGGTAGTCCAAGCGAAGCACTCCCGATGCGACACTCTCAATCAAGCCACTCGCATTCACCCGCGTGGCGGTGGTCGCTCGCGTCACCGTGAACTGATCGAAGTCACCACCCTCAAGCGTTGGCGTTGGGATCTGAGTGTACACAGCACCTGGCTTGACAAACTGCGGTATAATCAACACGGAAGGAACTGCACCCACTCCCGCCCGGTACAGCTCATCGCCCCTGGCAATCAAGCATGGATTGTCATCCGGGGTAGCACCATCCGCTTTGCTGATCTCCAACGCTTGGTAGTACAGCGACTTGTATGCCGCGCCCTGGAACTTCTGCACGGCTGGTATGGCGTAGCCGATTATCATTCGCTGTATGCCAATAAATTACCTGCAGCCACAGTCACCGCCTTAATCGTCAAGCCTTGTGGCGCTCTTACGATCATGCCGGTTTGCCATTGGAATGAACTCGTGAATCCTAGCAATGTCAGCAAGTTGCGGTCTAACTCATCCGTCAGCGTGCTGATCGTAGTGCCGGCTAAATTGATTACGATGAACTTGATCTTCTGATCGGTCAGCGATGCTGCACTTGCACCTGTTCCTGATGCACCAACGACCTTAATGTTAAGGCCATCCGTCATCATGTCCTGCGATACTGTACTCATATTGTTGTTTTTTAGAAATATACTTTAATCCGGAATTTCACAAACGGAATGCCCCCACGGGATGTCAAAATTTAACGCCGCAGTCCACCCGGCTACCTTGTCATCCCTGGCCTCCACAAATCGGGTCAAACTCACACTATCCTGCAGTGTCCAGGTCACGGACGGATCATTGGTCAGCGATGCAATAAAATCCTGGGCCGTGCGCAGTTGATCACTCAAGACCTCGTCTTCATTGTCGGTCCACCTGATCACCACGCTCCCGGTCACCGTCGTGTCCAGGTTGCGCAGATCTTCAACGCGGTCCATCCAATAGCACTGCACGGTTAACGTGATCATCCCTCTCCCTGCTTGAGCGCTCAACACGTCAGCAAATACTAACGGATAGGCGATGCGGTCTCTATCGCTGGTCCTTAGGTTGATTACATTGTCCGTCCCGATGGCGATCGGATCTCCGGTCCCGAAGCTGTTGACCTGCGGATGATTGACAGCCCTGGTCATTAGCGCATTCTTGATGCTTACCCACATATTTCTGCAGTTTTATAACGTTGTTCTTGTGCGCTCCCATCTTAGCAGTTATCGCATCCATACCATCCTTCATCGCGGTAGCCGTATGGCATATCCAAGCCAATGCCGCGCATCCGGTAGCCACGATCCAGTACCATCCCAGTGCGGTAGTTCTGCGCATTTGGATAGATCGTGTCAATGGCCACCGTTGGGCTGTTGAACAGCGGATAGTCGGTGCGGTTCTCCATCAGATACCTGGTGATCCTCTCGCTGTACCACTCCGCGTCGCTCTTGGTTCTATCCATCAGCCGGGTGATTTCATCCACGTTCATCGGCTGGCTTTCGGTGCTACTCCTGCGGTCCATGCCTTTGTTCATGTATTTGAACGCCAGGACCATCGGCAGTTCAAATTGCAGCCATTGAACAAGTGCCGGCTGGATGTAGTCTTCAAGCAGCGTTTGATTTAACGCGCTCACCGTGCTGGCAATGATCTGCGCTTTGATTTCATTGTACAGCGGCGATCCAACAATCGGTTGAATGCGCATCTCCTGCACTTTGATCAGCGTTGGCCGGATCATCGTATAGCTGACGTTCTCGTTCACGATGCTGTTGTCAAGCAGCGTTTGTTCGCTTATAAATAGTGCCTTGCTCATCGTACTGCAGTTATTGTGTTGCCCTTTCTAATGACGCTAATCTGCTCCCATACATGTCGGCACTGCGGCGTGCGGATGTCCGCAGGTCCAGGTTGCCGATACCATCCACCCCGGCGCGACCAAACGCTGTACCCCATGATCTGACTGATTTGGTTGATCTCCTCGCGGGTGTACACCTTGCCAGCCGCCGCCATGTCCAGCATGATCTTGCAGAACTCCCGGCTGGTCGCTTTGTCTGCATTGCTGAATCCATCGGCCCAGGCGTATCGGTAGCGCATCTCGATCACCACATCTTTGGCCGGTGCTGGCTCATTTTCCTTGCGGATGATGTCAATGGTGCGCCTGATCGGATAGCGCCCCTTCTCGATCAGATATGCCACCCTTTTGCGGATGCGATTCTCGCTCACTTTGAACTCCCTGGCCATCTCCTCAACTGTCGCATCCAGGTGACGCTTGCGGTACTTGATGATCTTGTCATCCAGTTCCTTTTCTTCCTCACTAAGCGCCGCAAATGCCTGATCGCGGTTGCGGTCCAGGTCCTGATCCAAATGACCTGTCATGTGCAGATGCTGGCTGTGCAGCTCAATATATTCGCTTGCCTGGCTGCCGAATGTGGACGCTAGGCGGTGCAGGATCTCACCCTCCTCATGCCCCCAATGGCTGTATGCATCATCATCGTCCGCGCTGAACTCCTGCTCATTCACGCCCAGGAATGCATCCACCTGCTCAGCCGTTAATCCGAAGCCAGCACCCAGCATTGTGCGTGCCTGCTCCATGCTGATCTTGCCTTGGCCGTAGTGGCGCACTATCCGCATCAGGTTCTGATACTGCCGGCCGGATAGCGTGCGTATTGCCTCGTTTATAGGCTCGCTAGCGGCTTCAATTTCCGCTTGTGGCTCATCCACCTGCCCCGCTGTTTTCAGTGGCTCTAGCCCCGCCTTTTCGCGTAATTCGTCAGGGGTCATGATCTGCAGTAGTGCCGCTTCGCTCAGCTGCTCAGTGATCGGCTCAACTGGCATCAGCGTCAATCCTTCGATGCCATTGAATGACGCCAGGTAGTTGATGTTGCGCTCCACACGCTTGACCCGGTCATCGACGTAGGTGTTTTTAAACAACTCAAACGCTTCGACTAGTTCCTTCCGGCCGCCTAGCTGCCCTTCGGTTTTCACGCCGAACAGCATCGGGTTGGTGACGCGGTGGCTGATGAAGATCTCCTGCTGCACCGTCTTATTCAGGACCTCAAACTGCTTGTCCATATCGCTCGGCGTCAATGGCAGCATGGTTGGTGCTTTATTGGCATCGTCATTGAAGGTGACCACAAAGCGGCCGGCATTGTCGGTGCCGCTGAACTTCCGCTTGATCTGCCGCTCGATGTCCACTTGCTCCTCAGGTGTTGGGATGCCGTTGTTGAAGTTGATCAGGTAGCCACCCCAAAAGTTGTTGCGCAGGTTGTTGTTGTGGAAATTGGCGATCTCGACGTCGGCTTCAATCCACGCCAAGCCACCCAGGTACTCAGGTAGCGGGTAGTATTTGACGCCCGCTGAATAGCAACGGTAGTAGTATAGTTGCTTGCCGATCCTGTTCTCCGGATCAAATGCCGGGATGCGCTCAATGTCCTCGACCTTCGGAAATTGACGTATCATTTCCTCGTTGTACCAATCGGCGATCTGAAACATCTTTTCCTTCTTGTCCACCCTCACTTTTTCAAATGCAACGTGTTCCATCCTGGCAATGGTGCCGCCACGCGACCAAGTGATCGCAATGGCCATGCCGTTGTACAGCTCGAAGTCTAGCACCAATTTCTGCGTTAGGTCGTTTAGATCGTCCTGCTCGTTGGCATCTGCGATGAACTTCTCTTGCAGCGCCCTTGTCTCTAACGTTCCCTTCTCATCACCCTGCCAGCCGCCACCAATGATGTAGCTGACCTTGCCGTTCACGATCGCGTTGTGCTTGGATGATCGGCGGTACATGTTCAGCAGGTAGTACGGGTATTCGTTTTCCAAGCCGTAGCCGATGTAGTCGTAGCCTTGCTGCTCGACCATGACTGGCACTTTGTGTGCGAATCCTGGCCAAGCGAAAAAGCGTTGTTGTCCTTTTTTATTGATAGACGGCATAGTCGATAGTGTTGTTTTGTGCTATGTATGTTTCGGTGGCAGGCTCGATGTATGCAAGACCTGTCTCCACGACCCTCGGCGTTCCCATCAAGAAGCGGCGCATCGCCCTTGTGTAGCGGTTTGATGTGTCGTCCTTCGCGTGCGTGCCTTGATTGCCGTTATTCATATTCACTGTGAAAGCCTGATTAGCATCGGCTTGCGTTGATGACCAATAGGTGTGATTTGCAAAGTTGCCCAAGCCATCAGCCGCAAGTTTAGTGTACATCTGCGCTAATTCATCAAGCGAAGGAAGAAACCAATCGGTATAGCCGTTCAGTATCAATTCATCGCAAATCCTCGCGCTTATACCCGATGTAGGGCAAGTTGCCACGATTGTCGCGGTGTTAATTATGCCCTGACCAATCGCTTCGGGTGATGCGCCTTCCGCTATCAATGTTCCCTCGCACCCCCACGGCGCGTCCGTTGCTTGATCTGCCGCCGCGCTGATGTACGCATAGCCTGAATCCTCAAACACAAACAAACCGCCACCAAGTGCGTCACCTGGCGCGTAGCCATTCGCATCTTGCAACACCTCGTATTTGTACTGCCCTTTCTCCAAGGCGCCAAGCGTGAAGGTGAAGCGGTCGTATCTCTCTTCGTAACTGGATGCGTTGCTAATCGCGTCAATGTACACCACCGTGCTGGTGTTCTTGGCGATGTTAGTCAATATCAACTTGTAGATGGTCGCGTTGGTTGCGCGCTCCGTCCACGTCACATTGATCGTGTTGCTTTGGCTAGCTTTCAGGTATAGCATATACGTGTAAATATACCTTTACCCGCGATTTCCCAATTTCCGGTACAACTCGGCACGTCGCTTGGTGGTCTCGATTATATCAAACTGCTTCCTCACATCCTGGCTGAGCTGACTGGCCAACGCCTGACGTGTCTCCGGTTCATTTATCAGCATCCTGATCGCTTTGTACCATCCGCTTTTATTCTTGTTGTACGGAATGACAACAGCGTTCTCCATATGTCGCACTACATCGGTGTAGGGCGCTTTCTCAGAGCAGATCATAGCCTTGCCCATCCATCCTGCTTCAATGATCTTTAACTCGCTCTTAAGGCCGTTAAATAGCGTATCTCGCAATGGTGCCAATGCCACATTCACGAAGTTGTAACCACCGACGTAGCTGTAAATGTCCGCGGCCTGGATCCTGCCGTAGTTGGGATTGCGACCATTAAATCGGAAGATGCGCTCATACTCCGTGTACACCGGGTTGTTGTCATTCCATCCGCCTAGGTATAGTTTGTACCTGCCGTCCAATTCCTTGTCTCCTTCAAGTTTGCCCATGGAATCATACAGCATCTCAATGTCCTCCGTGTGCTGAGCGCCACCAAACCAGCCGAACTTGACCAGTTCTTTTTCCATCTCCAACTCCGGCACTGGCGTGAACTGCTTGTATGGCTCATACGGAATATTGGGCAAGATTGTGACCTGATCATTTAACTTCCGCACGTAAGCGGCCAAATGCTCAGTCGTGCAGGTCACGTGATCGGCCAAGCGGATTGTCTCCCGGATCATGTCGGGTGTCTTGTTCTTCAGGTACATCTGATAGTAGATGTGGCCAGTGCCAAGCTCCCAATAGTCATCCATGTCTAGGATGATCTTTGCGCCATTGCTGGTCAGCGCTTTGTGGACTTTCTGCACCTGCTCAATGGTACCTTGCACCCACGTGCGGTTGAACAGGAATAAGTCAATCGTCTGCAGTTGCTCGTCGCTAATTGTGCCAATATTTTCGACGCTGACGAAGTCAAATTCAGGGTAGTTATCGCTGACCGCCGCGTTGGGCATTTCCAGCCGATAGAACGAACAGCCAGTCGGGTGCGCATTGTAAACGATGCAGATTCTCATTGTGCAGATTTAAGGGTTGACATTGTGCAAAAATAAGAAAGCCAGTGCGACCCTTACGCACTGGCTTTCAACCAAACGAAACTACAACAACTATGATCCGCTAATCTGCGAGGTACTTGTGATACCACTCAGCAATGTTCCACTGACCAGGTACATCGGCTCAACCTCCATGCCGGTCAGCGTTATGTCATATCCTGAACGATCCCCAAACGCCGTGCCAGTTTGCGCGGTTCCTGCGCTCATGTCACAGCCATTGGCCGCACCGAGCAGCCAATAGCGATCGTTCTGATCTCTCACGATTGCCAGCACCCTGTTGCGTGCCAACAACCTCAACTCATTACGTACAGCGACCTGCAGTTTGTTGATGATGAACTGCACGTCCTGTTGGTAGAATACCGTGCCATTTTCCAAACTGACGTTGGCCGTCTCGGTCATTTGGCTGGTTGCCTTAGTCAGGTCGTATTCGTAGAACGCACTGGTGTAGCCGGTGAATCCTGTCACCGTGCCACTGCCATTCGTTGCTACCGTGCCTGTCGCGTTGAGGACCGCAATGCGGACCTCTTTGATGCCACCTGCCGCATCCCTGCAGCCAAGTGCATATCCGGTGGTTAGTCCGCAGCTCATACTTACGCTAATTTCCAGTCAACGATAAACTCAGGATAGGCGAATTGCACACCCGCTTTGAATGCGGCTTGGAATCTCACCTCGTCATTGTCACGGCTGTGCCAAATGCTGAACTGCTCCTCATCGCTCAGCAAGTCGGTGCCGTAGAACATGTTGTTCAGGTAAGTGGTCACAATTCGGCTAGTCGAATTCAGTCCATTCACGGCAACCACTTTGATGTTGGTGCCTGGGAAGAATTGCTCGCCTGTCTGCATACCCTCGGCAGTGTAGTGGAAGTTACCAGTTCCTGATCCTACGTTGATAAAGGCGTTCATCATCAAGCGGAAGGTGTCCCAGCCGCAGAATGCAACCAAGTCCTCACGGTTCAAAATCTCAACCGGTACGCGGGTGTAGATCTGCTGGAAGATGCCGATTACGTTCGAAGCGGTGATCGCGCCTGAAACTGCCGAAGTGTTGCCACTCACAACCGTTGCAGATGCCGCATTCAACAACGTGTTGAAGCCATCAAACTTGTTGGTTTGGATGTTGGTGTTCGACGTTGCAGTGCTACCCTGCCAAATTGCAGTTTCAAGGGCAGCGGCGATCTTGGCGGCCTTCTGCTCGCTGTATGCTTGTTCGAATGGAACGCCAGTGTAGTTGCTACCTGCCGTCAACTGCGTTTGCATCCAGTAGCTCTCAAGTGATCGTGGGCAAATCGCCTCTTGCACCTTGACAGCACCCACGGTGATCGTGCGAGCGCTGAAGCTGGTAGTGCCGGAAGGATTCCATCCGCACGACGTTCCTGCGATGAACGGTGCGTCGGTGTCCATCAAGTTCAGATTGGCAGCACTCTTGATGCCGACCTGCTTTTGGATCATGGAAGCGGTCTTCGCGCTGAAGACTGCTTTGGTTATCAACGGCAGACGCTGCTGGTCCGTGTACGTCGATAAACTGGATAAAAATGAATAGGCCATGTTTTTGGTTTAGATTGTTTTTTTAAGTTCTTGAATTGTCTTGACTAATGCGCTGAAGTTCTCCTCTTTGCGGACCTTGTGGCTGGCAATGACGCCCGGAAGCGTTGGCGCCGCTGGTGCCGTTGGCTGCTCGCTCACCTTATCCACGATGTCCACCATCGTCTCCATGTGCGATGCCATTGCCTCCATCTTCTTACGCTGTGATCCTAGCTCGGTCATTGCTGCCTTCAACTCATCCATGATGGCTTGCAAGTGCTTGGCAACGATCTCCGTAACCACTTCAGGCGTCATCGTTGGATAGGCCTCGGCGATCTCACTTACTACTTCAGTGGCAACTTCCGGAGTGATCTCGGCTTCCACTTCAACTGCTGCAGGTGCTTCTGCAGTCAGCGGCGTCACCTCGGTGATCTGCCCGCCTACGGTCACCACACTACCCACATCCGGGATGGTGTGGGTGCCGTCAGGTGCTGGGATGACTTCATCCTCAGCAATTACGTATACTGGCGTGCCAACTACCAACTCGCCATCCACGCGCACAACGGTGCCGTCCTCCAGGGTATAGTCAGCAAAGGCTTGTGGTGCTTGTCCACTGAACTTCCGCAGTTCAGATCGCAGCACGTCTATTGCGTTCTTCAAATTCATAATTTGGGTCTTTGATTGGAAATATACCTAGGGTTCAAATGTTGCAAAAAAGCAGTCAAATCTTTTGCTAGTGCCGTCATCTCCGCCTCCAACGTCCTGCGTGCTGGCATCATCCCGAACACGCCCTCCACGCTGAATCCTGTGAACTGGTCGCGTTCTTCCCACACTTTGTCGTTCTCGACTTTGAACGAACCAAACCAACTGCCATCCTTCGCATCCTCGTAGCCATTAGGTGGATTCACGCCACGTTCGCGGTCGATCAGGTAGCTTTCAAACATATACACGCCGTCTAGTTGTTGGCTGTGTTCAGCATTGACGTTGTGTTGGTTGTTCTGCTTGAAGTAACGCTGGACGATCTTGCGGATGGTAGGCGCATCAAAGACCACGTAATATTCGCCGTAGGTTTCATCGCTGCGGAAGATCGGCGTGTCGGCCATGATCAGCGGTCCTGTCAGCACTCGCTTTTCGTTGGTTTCGCTGAATCGTTGCTTCTTGGCAAACGCTTGGAACGGCCGCTCGATTGCTGGGAACTCCACCAGGGCAATGTAGTTGACGCCTTCGTCAACTTCATCGATGGTCATCTTGTAGATGGGATAGCTATCCTTCATGATTGGAAATATACCTACACCCCTAAAGTTGCAAATTCGCCCATCCGTCTCAGCCGTGTTGATGTTTGCTGGATGTCGCGCTCCACGACGTATGCCCGGATGCCTCCATTCGACTGCCCTTGATTTTGTCCAAATCCGGTCAAATCCGTGGACTGCGGCGTGCCAAAGATCGGTGGCGCTCCGGGTGTGACGGTGCCGCCTCCGCCTCCGCCACTTGGCACACCTGCCGGTGATGGTGGTGGTGATGCGGATGTCGATGTGAATGTCGTTTTCTTGATGGCCGCCACCCTGCCCAATCCTTGTGCCACGGCAGCAATCGCAGCCAAGGTACCACGAACCGGGCTGTCCGGTGTTGGCACTGGAAAGAATTGCGACTGATAGGCTTTGTTGGCCGATAGGTAGGTGTCCACAAGCGTCATGGCAATATTGAATTGTTTAGCACCCTCAAATCTTCGCTTCTGATGTGCTTCGCTACTTTTTCCAAATGCATCCATCATTGCGAATGTTGCCTCTCCAATGCTACGCGCTGCCAGTGTGTACATTTCGCGCATCGCTGTCATTCGCTCAAACTCTGTCTGCAGTGCTTTTGCTGCATCGTCTTGAATGGATTTTAATATTGCGCCGCGTTCATACCCTTCCAGCTTTATTAGATTTACATATTTTTCCTGCACCGGAATAAGCTCATTTGTTGCCTTCATCTGCATTGGTTTGATTTCAACCGCATCTGCTCTTTCCATGGCATTCAACTCTTTGCGAATCTTCAATGTTTCCGCAAGCGCCAAGTTATATGCCGCCTGTCGATCGCGCATAGTTGCCATCAGCTTAGGAATCATAACTCCTTCTTTGCCAAAGAATTCTATTGCTTCGTTTAGGTCTTTCTGCGACTTTGCCAAGCCTTCCAATGTCAACTGCTGTTCCTCTTGTGCTGCATTTAATTTTAGCGTCAATACAGTGCGTTCATCCAGTCCTTGTGCCTCGGCCAACGCTGCGACGCTTTGCGCTAAACTGATACCGGCTAACCTCGATTTATAGATGTCATCAAGTAGCTTGCTTTCCTCAGCCAATCGCTTGTTGAGGCGCTCTAATGCATCCGCCGCTTCTTTGTCCGCTTGTTCTTTTGACCTGGTTGCATTCTCGGCGTTATTCATCTCCCTGCTACTCCTGGCTAATGCTTCGGCTAAGAATCCCAATCCAACTACAACTGCACCAATGCCCGTGCTGATCAACGCAATCCGCATCGCTTTAGTTGCCAGGATGCTAGAATTAACCGCCGCCGTGTATGCATTCTGCGCCGTGGTCATCAGCTTGGTGGTCAGCACCCCCCTGGCGTTGATCAACTCCGCCGCTTGCTGCACTCCCATCAGCAATGCCGTTGCTGACTGCACCTTGAGCAACACCTTCTGCAGATCTTCATTCTCATCGCCTAGCAATCCAGCAGCACCCTGAGCGATGGCCATTCCTGCCGCTAATCCCTGGGCCGCCTCGGTGACCATGGCTAGGCCTCTGCTTCCTGACTTGGCATAGGCGTCGATCGTCTTCTCCACACCTTCAATCTGCCCCTTTAGCTTACCAGCCTCCGCGCTCAGTTGCTGAAACTCCTGCGACCCCTGTTCACCAGCGGCCACCAATTCCAGCATCCGCTTCTTGGTTTCGTTCAGCTGTTCTTCTAACGATTTAAGCGCAGGACCGGTGGCGTCCTCAGCGCTTACTTTGATGATGATGTCTTTCTCTTGTGCCATGTTTTAGCTTGATGGTGCGTCGGGTTCTGTGCCTGGTTCGTTGGGATAATTGCCGCTGGGATCATACGGTGGCTCGGGTCCTGTCCACGGCGCTTGGCTGATGGTGATCGGCACAAACTCCGCTAGGTTCAAAATGCGGCGCAGGGTCACCCGGCTCGGCTTCATCTGACCAACCAGGTAGTCGCGGATCTCGATCAAGCGCCACAGCACGCCTCCGTAGTACACAGGCTTGCGGAAGTCAAGCGCCGCAATGTCAACGGCAGTCAGCATCATCGATAGCTCCAACTGCAGTGATTCCTTGCTTGTCGTTTCACGGATGAAGTTCCACCAGTACACGTTGTACAGGTTGTTGTTGGTGTAGGCGATGGTGTTGCCGCTTGCATTGGTGGCATTGTAGAACACCTGACGCGGAATGCCAAACGCTAGGTCCTGCGTCGGGTTGTATGGATTGTCGATGTGACCGATGTACGGCAATCCACTCACGACCGCTCCCGATGCTACGCCAGTCAGGTATTGCCATGGATAAGGCGCAACGCTAGTGCTGCCGGTGATGTTGTTGAACTGCGCGATCCGGTAGCCGTTGCCAAGTGCTTTGATCGTACCGCTTGATGATGTGCCTTCAATGTCAAACGTGCGGCCAATGACCTTCTCCGAAGTGAACGCCCCCGGGATGACCGTGGATGCCTTCAGCTCGATTACGTTATCGCCCTTCGCGTAGTAGTTGAGCGTGTCAAAGATCCTGCCGCCATAGCCTTCGATGTTCAATGGGTAGCTTGACTTGTACAACTTGCTGAGGTAGTCCCCTGCATCCTTGTACTTGATGACGATGCGGCGGTATGCATTTGGATCTCCGTTGGTGATGACCTGCTGAGCATTCTCATCCGCTTTTTGCGACCAATCGACCGATCCACTTGAGTAGAACGTAGTCCACGGCTCGATGTACAATTTCTTGGGATCATCAGGATCCGGCATGAAGTGCAGGTTGAACATCTTCTGCAGGTCCACAATCAGGTCGCTCTGCAAGACGTCACCAGGAAGCGCCGTGCGCATGTCAATCGCTACTGGTGTTGCCGGGTTGACGTTGGCCGTCCACAGCACCTCACTGCCGCTAGCGATTACCACGGTCCCGGTCGTTAGCTGCTCGGTGTAGGTGATAATCAGGTTATTCGTGTTGGCCAACGCCAAATTGCTGAACTGCACGCTGAATGCGGTTGGGTAGATAGGCGAGCTGAGGTCAACGCGCTGCGATGCAATAGTCGCACTGGTCAGCGTGTCGAAAATCGCCACATCGCCGCCAATCGAATTCGGTAGGTAGCTAGTGACGCTACTCGATGCGACTAGATAGACCTTGCAGTTCCAATTCGTCGCGATGTTGGGGGTCACCAGCGTTGATGCGCTTGCCGTCCAGTATCCTGGGTTGTCCACATAAGGCGCGACGTTGTCCTTGGTGAAGTTGAGCTTCTTGGCCGTTCCTAGATCCGGACTGGTGAAGGTGACGCTGCCGGTCGCTTGAGCATAGACTGTGCTGCCGCTCATGTTCAGGCTCACCCTTCCCGCTGCGTATGGAATGACCAAGCGCTTGAACTCTGCGCTGTTGAAGAATGTCGATTCATACCTATACCCCGCCTGGGTGAAGATCAGGTCAATCATCTGCTTGACGTAGATGGATGGCGCTAACTCCCAATATCCAACGGTCAGCCGTGCCGATGTCCGCACGTCGCTATACCCTGCACTGTCCACCATTCCATAGACGTAGCCACTGCCCGCCGTTGCCGTCCAGGTGCCGCTCACGCCACTCGCCGTTGCCGTGTGGTTCATGCCGCTGACGTTATTGGTCTGAGCCAGCAGTATGCCCTCAATGGACTGATAAAGTCCAACGTCATCACCGAATAGCCCAACCTCATACGTGACCTGGCCGCGTGTCTTGGCCATGGATAGCAGTTGCAGCACTCCGCTGAAGATCTGCACGCCGTCATCCCATAAAGCCGCTCGGATCTTCTTGTTTGGCGTGAATCCACCTACAAACGATTGGATGTTGTACGCGAAGCCAAAGCATTGATCGTTGACGCTAGTGGATGGCAGGATGATCGTCTTGCTGAACGCACCCCGCCGCTTGGTGATGTCCGCAATATCCTGGATGCTGTAGGTGATGGCCACGTCAACTTCGCCCATGGTGTCCAAGACGTATGGCACTTCGACGTCGCTGTCATTCAGCGGGTAGGCGATTAAGGTCACGCTCATAAAATGCTATTTCTATACGCTACCATGACTTCCACCTGCAGTTGTTGCAGTTGATCGTTGCGCCTAGTCACAAACTTATACGTATTTGTCTGCACGATGCCCTCAATCATCTCACCGTCAATTTGCAGCCATACCTGACCGCTGCGTACCATTTCAATCAAGAATTGACTATCCTGATTCGACAGCCAATCGCTAGTCAGCGTGTAGGTGTACGTGTACTCACCGCTGTACATTTTGTCGTACGTGTTTGTCGCATAAACGTCGCTATTGGCGCCGTATGTCTGCCTGGTGATGTCCGCTCGCTCCCTATTCTTCATTGTAAACAAGTACGTATCTATGCCGCCGTATTTGTTCATGTAGTGAACTGGCATGGTGTTAAATTGAGCGCATTCAGCAATTTTGTAGGTGATGCCCAATCCATAATCGCCTCCACTCTCCGGTAGTATTATCACCTGTCCATTGGCTGCCGGAAACTGATTGCTTCCTGGCAATCCATCACTGCATTGTCCGCTTGTCAGCAATTTTAGCTGCGCAGGTCCGCACGCCAATCGAATGGCGTTGGTGCTTCCTGATGGCACTGCAATCGTGTAAGTCCTTCCGGTGCTATATCGGACCTCAATGTTTTGCAGGATTGTGTTGCCGGATACAGCTTGTCCAAATGCTACCCAGCTGTGACTATCGCTTTGCAATATCAAGGGATTTTTTGCTTGACCGACTAATCCATCCGTGTCATCCGCATAACTTGTCAGCGCTCGCATGCTAGGCACATCTATCGATGCTGGTGGAAAGTAGGTGTCGCTGACCCATGACGCCACCTCAAGCTGATCCAAATTACCTGCAAATGTGCCTACGCCTGATACCGTTGTTGGCGATCCAGTAATCACCACTGGTGTGCTTCCGTATTCCTCGTAAAACTGCAGCCTATATCCACTTGTGAATCCGCTGTGGTTTACAATACCAACTTCAGATAGTGATGGCGTAGTTGGCACAATCAATGTCTCAACTACTCGACTAACGTCAAAGAATCCGCGATTGGTTGTAGGTACCTTGTCGCATTTGAGCCTTGCTAGCCTAGTCCCTGCAGTTGTTTCTACATCGCATACATACCTGTAGTTGGCTTGACTTACGTTGCTGCCACTAACGATGTACAGCATTTTGTTATATGCTGGCCGCCATTTTTGTGTTGTGCCGGTTACGTTCATTGTGCTATGCTGATTTGCTTGTCTATCATTTCGCTGATTTCGTTGATCAACGTGTTAATGCTGTCCTGAGTCAAAGTGTCACTCATGAATCGCGTGCTGCGTAGGCCTCGCTCAAAGATCTTACGCTGCAACACCGCTGCAAAGCTGCGATTCGATGCCGCCCTTTCAATCCCCGGCCGCCCTTCCATGCGGATGCCTTTGTACGCAATCCACTCCTGCAGCGGTGCGCGTGGTGGCATCTTCCGCGTGTACTTGAATGGCGAATTCGGCGCCCTTGTCGCACTCTTGGCACCCTTCACCCCCAAGTCCACAAACTTCCAATAGTTGTCCGCTTCTAGGATGATCACGAAGCTATCCTCGCTGATGTTGACCGGCTTGACGTTGATCGACTGAGCCAAACTATTGCTCGCAATCGCCTTAGCCGATTTAAGGCGTTGTATTGCCTCCGTTTTGATGCCTTCCAGCCATTCTACGACGCGTTCGGCCGCAGGTGGCATGATTGTATCGGCTGGCAATATCGTCGCTCCTAGGGCATCTATTTGTGCTTGCTGAACAGGCGTCATTTTGCCTGGTGTGCCTATGAATGCGCTGAACTTCATAGCTGTAAATATACCAACGTGAAAAAAGTGTAATTATCGCTTCTGCGCTGCCCTGGCTCGCATCTCCTCGTCCCGCATGATGTCAAGGAGCATCTGCGTGTAGTTCATGAATTCACGTGCCGATAGCTTGAAGATCTGATCGAATTTCAACACGTCGTGGTTGCTCATTCGCCAAACAACCATCAGCCACCCATACTGCGCTAGGATGTTGGTGTTGGCTCCTTCACTTTGCTCTCCATCGAAGATGCGAGGATAGTCTCGAAGAAGTGCTGACCACTGAGCAAAAAAAAACTGGCAGCACCCCACACCTGGCCAATCGTAGCGTGCATCTTAAATAACTCCGCACGTTGGGCATGCTTGGCGCCATCATAGGGCTTGCATCCGATCCACTTCCTCTCCCGGCATAGCGTTGCCATGATCATGTGCAGGTTCATGATCACCTGCGCCTCACTGCTCATGTCGATGCTCATCAGGTGAATGGACTGCCCTGCTATCAACTCATCCGTGAACACCGTCGGCTGCCACGTCTTACCCCCGCATCTGAACTGCGTCTTGCTCGCTAATTGCGGCAACGCCTTCCATGAATTCACTACCTCCTTGTACCTGGCGGTCAGTTTGGTCATGGGCCACGACCTGCACTCATCAATCGTCTTGCCCTCAACGATAGCCGTCACTCCTAGCATCTTATCCGCATCATCCAGCACGTCACTGCTGTTGATGGCGTAAATCCGCTGAAACTGGTCGATAGTCAGGTCGTTGAATTTCATTTGATTTGCTTTGACAATTTTAAGGCTTCCGCAATCGTCACATCCATGTCCATGTACTTATACTGCCCTAGCCTTCCAGCAAAGGTCACGTTTGGAACTGAATGCGCCAAGTTCATGTACTGCGCCAATAGTGCCTCCTCATCGGCTAGCCTGATCGGGTAGTACTCAATCATCCCTGGTCCCCACTCCACGCTGTACTCATAGGTCACGATCGTGTTGCGATGCTGCTCCCACGGCGTAAAGTGCTTATGCTCAACTCGCCTAGTGTATGGCGTTTCCAAATCTGGGCAGTTGACCGTATGGCATCCCTGCGCATCGCCTTCCTTCTCCTCATCCTGAAACTGCAGCGACCGGTATGGCAACGCCCCCAGTTGGTAGTCAAAGAAACTGTCAATCGTGCCGGTCCATATCGTGTGGTCGTAGTATTGCATCCGATCAAACGGCTCATTCAAATGCAACGCGATGTTCTTGTGATCCAGGATGTTTTCCACCATCGCCGTGTAGCCCTGGGCTGGGATGGCTTGGTACTTGTGGTAGAAGTAGTTGTCATCGTGCGTCATCCTGACCGGGATGCGCTTAAACACCGATGCTGGCAGTTCCTTCGCACTCCTGCCCCACTGCTTCTCCGTGTAGCCCTTGTAAAACATTTTGTACAGCGTTTTGCCCACCGTACTGAGCGCCGCCTCCTCAAACGTCCGCGGAAAGCTCGTGAAGACGCAGTCGCGGTCAATTAGCATTTGCGCCACCGATGGCGGCATCTGCTGGCCGTACACCTGGCACATCGTCAGCAGGTTGATCGGGAAAGAATAGTGTTGGTTGCCCACCTCGCTGATCACCTTCAAGCGCACTGGCCGAAACTCCGCAAAGCGATTCACATAGGCCCATACCTGCTCATTGTCCGTGTGGAAGATATGCGGACCATAGCGATGGACCATGATGCCCTTCACGCGCTCGGTGTGGCAGTTGCCGGCCACGTGTGCGCGTTGGTCGTAGATCGTGACCTGGTGACCGCGCTCCGCTAACTCCCTGCCGATGATAGCACCGGTCAAGCCTGCACCTGCAATGCCATAGTGCCTCATAAATGCCGCAGTGCTTCTTTGTGTGCTTCTGGTATTTCTTCCAGCGCCCCACTGCCATTCCACCCCCGAAACATCAACTCCCGAACTGCTTGAGCCTCGTGAACGTGGTGATGCCAACCTAGGCCGCCTTCATTCGCTAAATTCCACTTGGTATTGCGCCAAATGTGTCTCTGCAACATCAGGTCGTAGTCCATCCTGTGCAGGTGGTACATGAACAAATTCCAACTGTAGTCGCGGTTGTACTGGCAGTGGTGGAAGCCTGCGCCGTACTGCAACGGCACTTTCGTCAGCAATGGTTTGTCCATGTGAACTTCCCTATACCACCACGGCCGTTGATCAACAATCGGCTCGGTCAAATCCAAGGCAGGCTCATCATCAATGCGATGGATGGCCTCATACCCCACCACATTCGTGTACTGCGCCTGGCTTGTTCTAAAGGCCTCTAGAACGTCGATCAACTTGGCATCGGGAGAATATACCATCTCATCTGCTTCGGCGAACAGCACCACCTCATAGCGCTCCAGCAGTTCAGCCTGAACACGCTGCACTTGATCAACTAGCCATTGATGCCGGAACGCCTCAGGGTTGAATACCGGGATGACGTTGACACCCAAGTCAGTGGTTGATCCATCCTGCGTCTCATGATCGATGACGTAGATGTTGTCATCTGCAAATGTGCGGCGGTAGTGCTTCAACCATATCGGCAAGTTTATCGGCTCATCCTTGACAATCGTGAATGCTGCAAAAGGTTTCTTCATATGTGTACGATTAGCATAATGTCATCCCAACGCCCGGTGTCAGCACTCGCATCCCATCGCTCGACTGTGCTACCCTCAGGTACGAATCTCTCAAGCGCATCCAACCATGACGCATCCTGAATGTCCTCAATCACCATCGTCCCTCCTGCCTTCATCACTGGTGCGTATAGCATGAGGAATTGAATCATCGAATCAAGCGTGTGCGGACCATCGTCAATGGCGAAGTCCAAGCCATCAGGCATCTGCTCCCACACGTAAGCCACCGCGAGCTTATCATAGGCGCTTTGGAAGTAGAAGCGCGATCGGTCGTGGTCAATTAACGCCTGAGCCTTCGCCTTGATGTTGTTGGCGATGTCCATGAATACGAACTTGGCATTCGGTAGATACCTGCACCACAACGCCGCAGATCCGCCGTGCCAAACGCCGATCTCTAGGAAGTTGATCGGATCTTGCCGATACTTCGCCAAAAGTCGAGCATAGACCTCCGTGTACTTGTGGTCGGTCCCTTTGTCAGTGCCGCCTTGCCAATCCATCCCGTGCAGGTTCATCTCCTGCAGCATGGCCACTATCTCCGGATCTTCGTGTTTTACCATGTGATTACAAATAGTTCTGGTGATGGCCATCCTGGGCAAAGGTCCACCGGCCGCGCTTCCGCTTTGCCGATCCAATGCTCAGCCTGCCAACGATGGTCGCGCTCGGGTGCGCCTAGCTTCGCAATGTGCGTTGCCTTCGCCCACCAGAAGTTGCCACCAAAGTACGGATAGCCGTGGGGGTTGTTGTGATCGGCCATGTGCGGCCACTTCTCCTTCGTGATCCAATGCGGCCCGGCAATGTCAGCATCTTTGATGCGCTCCAACACCTGCTGCCAAGCGACCACGCAGAAGAACGTCATCGACCTGCACCACAGCTGGTTGATCAGCGACGCATCCGCGCCTCCCTTCGTGTGTGCATAGATGTAGATCGCATCCAGTTCTTCCATGCTCGCTTTGTGCATCTCGTTGAGTGTCGCTTGCTCCCAAGCCGTGGTTCTCTCGGTCACTATCTGGTAGCGCCCGGCAGGAAGCACCTGCGCCAGGAATGCTTTGACTTCTTTGCGGTTCTGCGGCTGCCCGACGATGCCAATTCGGATCTCGTGCAGTGCGTTGCCTAGACCGTAGTTGCCGAGTGCCATGAAGTGCTGATTGGCTAGCATGTGCCAGCGGCCGTCCGCGAAAATGTGGTAGTAGTGGATTAATCGCATGGGTGCAAGTTTAGTCCATCCACTTGCCATCGTGCATCAAGTGCCACCATCGGTGACGCAACACCTGCACAATCAAGTCAAACAAGGAATTGGCGTAGTAGACGCCCGCACCGCAGTGCAGTTCAAATTTGTAGTTTGTTTTCATGGGTGCGCTAAATTACTACATACTTGCCGGAATTGTGAACACCGAGCTTGTTGAGCGCAACGTAGCGCACCGCATCGATAGCGTGATTGTACTTGTCGATAGGCACTCCCAACGATGCACCCGTGCGGTCAGTGTCCCACGTGTAGTTCCGTAGTTCCTTGATTAGATTGGTGCTGGTCTTGGTCACTTGAAGCGTGAACCTGTGCAAGATGTCGATGCTGTTGCGGATGCTGTCCTGTCCCTTCTGCGCTGGCTTGATGTTGAAGCCAAGGCGATGCACCTCCTCGATGCTTTTGGGTTCTGCTGAATCCGCGACAATCTCCCACGCCCGATTGATGCCGAACTCTCGCAACTTGGTCGCGATGTCTTGGTTGGTCAGATTGTTCGCATACAGCAATTCGTGAAGGGTCAGCGTATCGCCTGACCTGTACACCGCCACCAATGCAGTCGGGTCCAAGGTGTACCCCCAGTCCAAGCCAATCGCGACCAGTTTGGATGTCGTGTAGTTGATTTCATCCACCTGCGTCCAGTCGCTGAATATCACGCCCTGCACACTGCCGACTTGTCCCAAGCCGTACACCTTCCACCTGTTCGCCCAATAGCTGGATGTCTCCGCCTTCACCCGTGCCATTTCGATGTCCTTGCGGATACTGTCGGGTAGTGCTTCGTTATCGAGATAGGTCAATATAATCAGTTGCGCGTCATCCTCGCGTAACACCTCGGTATGCGCCCAGAACTCGTGCGTTGGGTTGTAGTCGATGTAGATTGTCCCGCTCGTACGGATTGCCAGCTGATAGTACGATTCAAAGTCGATGTTGTTTGCTTCGTTTATGTATAGGACCTGCCGCCTTGCACCGCGTAGCCTTCCCTCGCTGTCTGCGCTGAAGAACTCGATGGTGCTTCCATTGGCGAAGTGGTAGGTCAGCAGGGTCTTGTTCCAGCGGTCAGCGGACCAGCGTCCTGTAACCTGCATCACCTTGGCGAAGTCCTTGATTGCACCCCTGCGAAGGTGCGGCACGGATTCAGATACAACGCTGATTTCGGTCTTGGCCTTGGCGGCTATGTCGATTAGTATGGAAAGGATGGCGATTGTTTTTCCTGCACTTGTGCCGCCTTGGATGACCTTCTTGCGAGCGGTCATCTGCCGAATGCGCTTTATCGCTGTTGTGTATTTGAAATCCAATCTGATTGCTTAATCTTCTCAATGTAAACCACCGCATCCATCAACTCCTCCTGCAAGTGCTGAATCCACTCGGCAAAGGTCAGGTCATCGCGCTCCATTGTCGTGCCGTACTTCTTTTTGCCCTCTTCCGCTCTTGTCCTAAATTGGTCAATGACTGATTCGACTATCTTGTCACTCATCACCAAATAGCGGTTGTTCGATGTGCAACTTCTGCTCTTGCTTGTCAGCCAAGCCAAGCACCCTGACTGCAATGGCACTGTTGTACACATTCGCGCCACTGCCCTCAACCATATCGCGGTCACAGGTCGCGCGTATGCG